TATGCGGCTACTGACTATGTCACAGTTGGTTATAAGGGTACTAACCCATATGACGCTGGTCTCTTCTATTGCCCATACGTTCCATTAACAATGGTTCGTGCGGTTGGAGAAGATACATTCCAGCCTAAGATCGGCTTCAAGACTCGTTACGGCATGGCTTCAAACCCATTCGTTGGAGCGACTCCTGCTGACGGTCTTGCAACGGTTAAGACTAACCAATACTACAGAATCTTCCGCGTAGACAATATCCTCGCTTGATTCTAGTTTAATAATAATAATGTTTCTCCTTTGAATATTAGGGCTTCTTCGGAAGCCCTTTTTTTTAGGTATAAATAAACCTATGGCAACATTAACTACAAACATCAATTATCTTCAGCCCACCAGTTTTAAGCTGGTGCTGGATCGTGCTAACTATCCAAATCTGGAGTTCTTCTGTCAGAACGTCACCCATCCTGGTATGTTGTTCAGTGCAGTTGAAATGCCCTATCAAAAGATAGGTGGGGTACCTTTTCCAGGGGACAAGTTAGTTTTCAATGAACTTTCTGCAAATGTTATTCTCGATGAGGATATGCAGGGCTACGAAGAAATGTACAATTGGATTCGCAGGTTACTTGATACACCTGTAAAGAATCCACTTGATAGAACAGCAACAGTTGTTCCAAGTTATGCGGACATTACATTGCACATTTTGTCAAGTCATAACAATACGACAAAACAGGTTCAATACAAAGATTGTGTACCTACCTCACTAGGGGACATTCAATTTGAATCTACCTCCACTGGCGATACGTTCATCACTTTCAATGCATCGTTCAGGTTTTCTTACTTCGAATTGAAGAGTATAAGTAGTACAGGAGAAATTACTAATTCATTTAGTATAACAACTTGATTATAGGAATATTATGCAACTGGATACTATTCTCACTATGTGGGAAGAAGACTGTAAAATTAATGGAATGAGATTAGATGATGTTTCCCGTGATACACCAAATCTTCATGCAAAATATTTAAGACTTTTAACAGAAGCTAAACTTCAATTGAAAAGGGCTGAGCTTAAACAGAAGTCTTTATTAAAAGATAAGTGGCTTTACTATAATGGTAAAATGACACAGGAAGAACTTGAAGAAAGGGGTTGGGATCCAGATCCTTTCAATGGACTGAAAGTCATGAAAGGGGAAATGGAACATTATTATGATTCTGATCCTGAGATTCAAAAATCAGAAGAGCTTGTTGAGTATTGGAAAACCACTAAAGATACACTAATAGATATAGTTGACAATATCAAGTGGAGACATCAAACAATAAGAAATATGATCTCTTGGAAACAATTTGAAGCGGGTAGCTAATGGAATTAAAAAAAGAAACCAAAGAGCTTCACCACTCAGCTGAAAAACATCCTATTGGTGCTTCTATGGCAGATGGTACTATCTCAGCTGAATGGTGGGCAGAATGGATCAGTGCATTAATTACCATTCATAAAGTAATTGATCCTTTAAATCACTCCTCAATGAGTCGAGTCAAAGAACTACAAGCTGATTACAATGAGCTTGACATTGAGTGTGAACCGAATCAAGCAGCCGAAAATTTTACACGAACATTAACTGATCAGAAATCTATTGATGCAGCTACATATGTTTTCACGGGTGCACATTTAATGGGTGGTGCAATGACTGCTCGTGCACTTCAGGGTAGGCTACCATCAAGACATTTGGAATGGAAGGATCGTAAAGAAACAGTACAACATTGGAATCCATTAAGATCAGATGTGAGTATAAAAGACGAAGCAAACAATGCATTTAAGGCTGTGATAGATATTCTAGATGAAATTATCAGAAGATATCCGAGTAAGTAAAGTCAACCATTCTATTTTAAGGATAGAGTGTGATTTTGGTCAGGCTCAAGAATTGAATGAGTTCTTTTCCTTTTTCGTTCCTGGCTACAAGTTCATGCCAAGTTTCCGAAATAAGGTTTGGGATGGTAAGATTCGTCTATTCAATGTTAGAAACTATACTCTACCCGCTGGACTCATCGATCATCTCGAAAAGTTTGCTACACAACGTGGATATACCATAGAGAGTGAGAAAACTGAATATGGATACCCTGATGATGCTGCCCATAATGAAAACATAGATCCAAAAGAGGTAATTGATTTCATTCATAGTATTAATCTTCCACACGAGATACGTGACTATCAGTTTGATGCAGTTTGTAGGGGATTGGAAAAGAAAAGAGCAATCCTTGTGTCCCCGACTGGATCTGGTAAATCTTTAATAATTTATGTATTATTACGTTATTATTTAACAAAGGTTGCAGAGAATTATCAAAAAGTGTTAGTAGTTGTTCCTACTACATCTTTAGTAGAGCAAATGGCTAATGACTTTAAAGACTATGGTTATCCACTAGAAAATGTCCACAAAATCTATTCGGGTAAAGATAAAGATACAGATTGTTCTATTATTATTTCTACATGGCAAAGTATATATAAACTGGGCGGTGGATGGTTTGAACAATTTGGAATGGTTATTGGTGATGAATGTCATGGATTCAAATCAAAATCACTAACGTCAATTATGAACAAGTGTACCGAGGCAGGATATCGTTTTGGTACTACTGGCACATTAGATGGGACACAAACTCATGAGCTCGTACTCCAAGGACTTTTCGGAAGAGTCCATAAAGTTACTACCACCAGAACTTTACAAGATAATGATACATTGGCAAAGCTGGAAATCAGAAGAATCGTACTCGGATACAAAGATGAAACTGATTTCGGAAAACGCTCATACCAAGATGAAATTGACTATATCGTAAGACACGAAAAGCGTAACAATTTTGTTCGGAATCTGGCTTTAGACCAAAAAGGCAATACACTCGTCCTGTTTCAATTTGTAGAGAAACATGGTAAAATATTATTTGATTTAATTGAGGACAAGGCACATAATGACCGAAAAGTTTTCTTCGTCAGTGGGTCAACAGATACATCGGATCGCGAAGCTATTAGAAAAATCACAGAAAAGCAATCCGATGCGATCATTGTTGCTTCCTTGGGGACCTTTAGTACTGGTATCAATATTCGTAATCTTCACAATATTATTTTTGCAAGTCCAAGTAAATCACAGATCAGAGTCCTTCAATCAATCGGAAGGGGTCTTCGTAAATCAGACGACGGGAGAATCACTCAATTGTATGATATCACGGACGACCTTTCAAACGGATCCTCCCAACAAAATTTTGCTTTACTGCATTCCTACGAGCGACTAAAAATGTACAAGACTGAAAACTTCATATATAAAACATATAAGGTTGAGATTAAATAATGGATCTAAAACAATTCAAATTAATTAATGGTGATGAAGTTATCTGTGAGGTCTTAGAATATGATTCTAAAGATAACTCTCAAATGGTTGTTACAAAAGCCTTGAAAATTGTTTCACTAGACGATATAGACGAGAGTATGAGATATTATACATTTAAACCATGGCAGTTGATGAATAATAATCCTAGTGCACTCCATATTCTAAATTCCCATCATATATTATCACAGACAATCCCAAGTAAGGTTGCAATGCAGTATTTTGATGATGTTATTAAAGAAATGTCAAACGAGGATGAACCAGAGTTGTACATCCGCGATTCAGAAGATCCTGAGTTTATTGAACCTCCAACGGATATTGTGCATTAGTATATTCACTCCCCCCAAGACAACAATCTTATTTTACACCATAAATTAAAATTGGTCAACAATTATTTTTAGTGTTTACTTTATTATTTTTTTAGCGTATAATATACGCAGTATTTTATTAAATGGAGTTTGAAGTGGCCAAGAAAGAAAGCATACATTATGTAAATAATGCTGATTTCTCACAAGCAGTCGTTGATTATGTAATGGAGGTTAATAAAGCAAAAGAAGCTGGTACTGTTCAACCGATTGTTCCAGATTATATTGCTGAATGTTTTTTGAGAATTTCAGAAGGGCTATCACATAAGCACAATTTTATTCGTTATACATATCGCGAAGAAATGGTGATGGATGCTGTTGAAAATTGCCTCAAGGCAATATATAATTACAACATTGAAGCTGCTACGCGAACTGGTAAACCAAATGCATTTGCTTATTTTACACAGATTGCTTGGTATGCATTTCTTCGAAGGATTTCTCGTGAGAAGAAGCAGCAGGATATTAAAATCAAGTATCTGACCAGGGCCGATATCGAGGACTTTATTGAAGGGTATGACGCAGCTGCTGAGGGATCATCGGCGGTAACAAACTATGTTGATCAGCTCAGAGAACGGATTGATAAAGTAAAAGATCAAGATCAAAGAGTTAAAGAATTTGCGAAAGAAGAGAAGAAACGAAAGAAACGAGCTGTTCATGCAGATTCTGATTTGTCGGAGTTTTTAGAATGAGCTGGGAAGCACCTATTGCAACAGACTCAAATGGTGAACTTATCTTAGAATTTCCTGATGATATGATGGAACAACTTGGATGGGAAGTTGGTGATAATTTATTATGGGAACAATTAGATGATGGAAAATGGAGTTTAAGAAAAATTGAAACTAGCAATTCTCAATGACACACACTGTGATGTCCGTAATTCTGCGGATATCTTTCTAGAAAATCAAAGAATATTTTATGAAGAAGTATTCTTCCCGTATTGCTTAGAGAATGATATTAAACAGGTTGTTCATTTAGGAGATTATTATGACAACCGGAAATCGATTAGTATCAAAGCTCTAAACTATAATAGAAAGGTCTTTCTTGATCCTTTGCGTAATTATGGTATGTGTATGGATATTATTCCAGGTAACCACGACACATACTATAAAAATACCAATGAACTGAACACATTGAAGGAAGTTCTCGGTTACTATATGAATAACGTCCATATTGTTATGGAGCCAACAGTAATGGAATATGGTTCATTAAAGTTTGGTTTGATTCCATGGATCAATAATGAGAACTATCACTCTACAGTCAATTGGTTGCAAAATACAGATGCTAGTATGATTGGAGCTCACCTAGAGCTTAATGGTTTTGATATGCATCGAGGTATGCCTGCTACAACAGGTATGGATCCTTCATTGTTCTCTCGATTTGAGATGGTTCTTTCAGGCCACTATCATACAAAGTCGACCAAGGGCAATATTCATTACCTTGGTAATCAAATGGAGCTTACTTGGTCTGATTGTGGGGATCCAAAGTACTTTCATGTACTCGATACGGAGACGCGGGAACTCCATGCTGTGAGAAATCCCAATATATTATTTCAAAAAGTTGTTTACGATGACACAAAAATAGACTATAATACCTATGACGTTGGAGATCTAAACCATAAGTTTGTTAAAGTTGTTGTTGTAAATAAATCTGATCTATTTACGTTTGAGCGTTTCTTAGATAAGATTCAGTCACAGAACATTTATGAACTTAAAGTGGCTGAAAACTTCCAGGAGTTTCTTGGTGAAAACGTCGAAGATACAGGTATTGATGTAGAGGACACTTCCGAGCTACTTAATACCTATGTGGACAATGTGGATACAGATCTTGATAAGGATCGTATTAAAAATGAAATGAGTGATTTGATGAACGAAGCACAGGCTTTAGATATAGTATGATTAACTTTTCAGTTGTACGATACAAAAACTTTTTAAGTACAGGAAATAAATTTACCGAAATACAACTTGACAGATCACAATCAACGTTGATTGTTGGTCAGAACGGTGCTGGTAAATCAACAATGCTGGATGCAATCTCATTTGGTCTGTTCGGTAAGCCACACCGTAATATCAATAAACCTCAGCTTGTAAACTCAATTAATCAAAAACAATGTGTGGTTGAGGTGGAGTTCAGTGTTGGTAACTCTTACTTCAAAATTGTTCGTGGTATCAAACCCTCTGTGTTTGAGATCTGGAAGAATGATGAGATGATTAACCAGTCCTCTCATGCTAAAGAATATCAGAAGATCCTAGAACAAAATATTCTCAAACTGACACACAAATCGTTTCACCAGGTTGTTGTTCTTGGATCTTCATCATTCATTCCGTTCATGCAGCTTGCATCGGGTCATAGACGAGAAGTGATCGAGGATCTACTTGATATCAATGTCTTCTCGAAGATGAATCAACTTCTTCGTGAAAGGAACAGTGAATTAAAAGACCAATCAAGTCAGGTGGCATATCAATTTGATTTGATCACAGAGAAGATTAAAACTCAGAAGAAATACATCAAAGATGTCGAGGCTTTGAATAAAGAATATGCAGATAAGATTAAAGCGGAGATTGCTGAGCTTGAGACGGAGCAGACTCGACTCACGGATGAAAACACTGAGCTCGGGACGTTCATTGAATCCAATAGCTCGAAAGTATCAGAGACGCTTAGTAAACTTAATTCCAAGCACTCAACACTCAAGGAGCATGAGCATGAACTCAAATCAGAAATCAAAAAGCTCGTTAAAGAAACAAAATTCTTCGAAGGGAATAGCACTTGTCCGACGTGTTCCCAAGATATTGGTGATGAACTCAGGCAGGAAAAAATCACTGAAGCTTCCGCATCCGCCAAGTCGATCAATTCAAAACTATCCTCTATCGATGAAGAGTCAAATAAAGTTGAATCAGATATTGCGGTCGCAAATAAAGTACAGGCGGTTGTCACGAACAAACAACATAACTTACTATCTAACAACAAACGACTCCAACAGATTTCAGAAAGTTTGGCATCTAAGAGAAGTGAGTTGGGAAAAATGCAATCAGGTGGTACCGATCTGGCAGAAGCAGAGGCTACTCTTGAAACCCATGTCGAACAGAAAGATTCACTACAGGAACAGAGACTTCTTCTAAGTGAGCAAAGATCGTACAACGAAGTGATCGGAGAAATGCTAAAGGATACAGGTATCAAGACTAAGATTATCAAACAGTATTTGCCGGTGATTAATAAACTTGTTAATCAATATCTACAGATCCTTGATTTCTTTGTGCACTTTGACTTGGATGAGTCTTTCCAAGAAACTATTCGATCTCGCCATCGCGATGAATTCACATATGACTCTTTCTCAGAAGGTGAAAAACAGCGAATTGATTTGTCCCTGCTTTTTACATGGCGACAAATAGCTAAAATGAAAAACTCTATCTCGACAAATCTCTTGATCCTCGATGAGACATTTGATTCATCTCTAGATGTAGACGGCGTAGAGAATCTACAGAAAATATTATCATCTATAGATGATACAAATGTGTTTGTAATATCCCATAAGGGTGATATTTTAGATGGGAAATTCAGATCGAAGATTGAATTTGTCAAAGATAAGAACTTTAGTAAGATGATAGCATAATATTGTATGCTTTTGAATTGAATTACTGTATAATGTACTACATATTACACACGGAGTAAATAATGGAACTAAGTGAAAACACCCTACAGGTCCTCAAGAACTTTTCTACTATTAACCAGAATCTAATGATCCGTTCTGGTAATACTATTAAGACAATCTCGGAGGCCCGTAACGTACTTGCTACAGCTGTGGTGATTGAGGAGTTTCCTCAAGATATAGGTATCTATGATCTTAATGAATTTCTTGGAGTACTCAATCTTGTTGATACTCCGCGACTAAAATTAGACGAAGGGTTTGGTATCATCTCAGATTCAACCGGACGCTCTAAAGTCAAGTACTTCTGGTCTCCAGAAGAAACGTTGACGACTCCATCGAAAGACATTAACATGCCCCAACCAGATGTCAAGTTTACTCTCGACAATGACACTCTGAATAGGTTGAAGCGAGCTGCTTCAACTCTTGGCCATGAAGAAGTCTCCATCTCTGGCAAGGATGGTGTACTTAGTCTTTCAGTGGTGGAAAGCCAAAACTCTACTTCGAATAAGTACTCAATCGATATCGACGGAGAGTTTGGTGATGCCATATTTAACTTTGTCATAAACATCGCGAATCTCAAGATTCTTCCAGGTGATTATGATGTAAGTATTTCAAGTAAGCTTATTTCAAATTTTTCTCATAAAGAGCACAATCTAAATTATTGGATTGCTGTTGAGAAAACCTCGACTTTTAACTAAGGAGTTAGTATAATGTCTGATCAGACAAAACAACTTGTAGAACTTGCAAATCGTATTTCTCGTTCTACTATCGCAGTCGTCGATGCTGTAACACAACGTGGTGGCTTCAAAGGAGAAGAACTTTCCACAATTGGTCAACTTCGTGATCAATGTGTTCAATCTATTTCTCTTATTGAGAATATTCAGCAGGAAGATGCTGTTAACGTCGAAGACGAATGATACGGGGGCTTTGCCCCCTCCCCTTGATAAATGAGAGTTATATAATGAATGATTTTTTGTGGGCCGAGAAGTATCGACCTAAGACTATTTCCGAGTGTGTCCTACCAGATACTCTCAAGCAGACATTTGAGAAGATTGTAACTGGTGGTGAGTTGCCAAACATGCTCTTTACTGGTACAGCAGGCCTGGGTAAGACTACTGTTGCAAAGGCTCTGTGTAATGAGCTTGACCTTGACTGGATTATTATTAACGCATCTGAGTCGGGTAACATTGACACTCTTCGAACAAAAATTAAACAATTTGCATCAACAGTTTCCCTTCAGGGAGGATATAAAGTTGTCATACTTGATGAAGCAGATTACCTTAATGCACAATCAACTCAACCAGCTCTACGTGGATTCATTGAAGAATTTGCCAATAACTGTCGATTCATTCTAACCTGTAATTTTAAGAATCGAATTATTGAACCACTGCATTCCCGTTGTGGTGTATATGAGTTTAACACGACAAAGAAAGAGTTGGCTCAATTGGCAGCTCAATTTATGAAGCGAGCTACCAGGATCTTAGAAGACGAAGGGGTCAGCTATGATCAAATGACGGTGGCTGATTTAATTATGAAACACGCTCCGGACTGGAGGAGGATCCTAAATGAGTTGCAAAGAAATTCTATTTCTGGGGGTATTGTTGGGTCTCTTTCTGATAACGGTGGATCCGTTGAGGATCTATTAAGATACCTGAAAGCTAAAGATTTCAAAAAGATGCGTTCATGGGTAGCGCAAAATGTTGATGCTGACGCCACAGCTATCTTTCGCTCGATCTATGATCGAATGGGAGAAAAGATTAAGCCCGAGTCAATCCCTCAGCTCGTCTTGATCTTGGCGGACTATCAATACAAGAATGCATTTGTGGCAGATCATGAATTAAATATTGTAGCCTGTATGACAGAGATTATGGCTAATGTGGAGTTTGTATGACTCCATTTGAGTTTCAAAATCAGATTACCTATGGCAAGAAAGATATCATGGGGGATGATCTTGCAGAAAAGGATTACAACAGCTTCATGATCAATCGAGGCTTATCATACTTTCCGGATACAGTCTTAGCAGCAAATGAAATGAACATCCATCACCAGATAGATAATAAACTCCAGTTCCATTTTCTTATAAATATAATCCGTAAGCGGAAACGCTTTTCAAAATGGAATAAGAAAAATAGTAGCAGTGATGTGGAAGTAATCAAAGAGTATTATGGATATAGCGAAGAAAAAGCCCTTCAAGTCCTCCCTTTACTTTCCACTGAGCAAATCGCTATTCTACATAAGAAGGTAGTGAAAGGTGGAAGAAAGTAAACTTGTAGAGTGGAACCCAAGCAAAATGCTTGAGATTACACTTAATGAACCAGATGATTTTTTGAAGGTTAGAGAGACATTGACCCGTATTGGTGTTGCATCCAGAAAAGAAAATAAGTTATATCAATCGTGTCATATATTACATAAGCAAGGTAGATATTTTATTGTTCACTTTAAAGAACTATTCTTACTTGATGGAAAGAAATCTAACTTAGAAGAGAACGATATTGCTCGCCGGAACACAATTGCAACATTGATGTCTGATTGGGGATTAGTTACAATTGAAAATCAACAACAAGCACAACCGGTTGCACCATTAAGACAAATTAAAATTATTTCCTTTAAAGACAAAGATCAGTGGAATCTTTGTCCAAAGTATAATATTGGTACAAAATAATGGCAGAGTTTCCTGATAATGAAACAATTGTAGAAGGATTAGAATCAGTAGAAAATGGAGTGAGAGAATTAAGAGAGGCGATTGGTAATGCTGATATTGTTCAGGTTGCGGATGCTCTGGAAAACATTCTCAAAGCGGTCGACAAGGCCGCTGAATCATTTGCTGTTGACTTAAATGTAGATTGCAATGACAATAAATGATCACTTGAAAAAAATGGTGGAATTGTTTGGGGAAATACCAGATCCAGTCCATCAACCAAAAAAATTTAAATACATGTTAGAAATATATAAGTTCCTTTATATATAATCCTGGATGCGGAATTGTTCCGGTCCTAGTAACATAACCTTGCTTTAATTTAGGAGGTCAATCATGACAGCACAAGGTGTACATGCACTATTCCCACGTTCAGCGTTTGTAGGGTTTGATCATTTATTTGATGAACTCGACCGTGTTGCAAGACATGCAAACGATAACTATCCCCCACATAACATCGTTAAAGTTAACGATACCAACTATCTAATTGAGTTGGCTGTGGCCGGTTTTGCTCGCAATGAGTTAGATATCGAAGTAAAGGATAGGTCGCTGAAAGTAACAGGAAAGCATGAAAATCGTGGAAGAGAATATATCCACAAGAGTATCTCAACCAAGAAGTTTACACGTACGTTCCGACTGTCGGAATATGTTCAAGTAAACGGAGCAGATCTTACAGATGGTATACTTGCTATTGAATTAGAAGTAGTCGTCCCAGAAGAGATGCGTCCTCGCACAATTGACATTAATTCAAACACGCGAGGAGTCACACATGACAACACAAGCAACCCGACTACCCGAGATTCGGAAGCCGTCCTTCTCACTGAAGGATCTACTGAGTCCGGTAACTAAATTCATCGTTCGTATCTATGATGCGTTTGTTGAAGCTCGCCAATTACAGGCGGCAATGGAAACGGCACAACATTTGAAGGCATTCAATAAAGACTTCAAACATATGTCGTATAATGATATCATTCAGCAAATTATGGGTGATATTAAAAAGGATCGTGAGTAATTCAATATTTGGATATTCCTAATGATTATATTATGTAGTTTTGGAAATGCTCACGTAAGACACAAGTCCATTTTGGACACATACACACACAGGAGACACTATTATGTCGAACAAAAATCCATTTGAAATCCGCGCAGAAATGCTAGCTATGGCCAAAGACTACATGGACCAAGCATGGCATATGAATGTTGAGTTTACTCGCCAATTGGTAGAGCAAAACAAAGCAACTGCCGCAGAAATGCAAAAAGCTCTTAATCCATATTCTATGGAAGAGTTGATGGAAAAGGCTAAGGAAATGTATTCCTTCGTATCAAAGAAGGACTAAGCCATGTGGCCTTATACCAAAGAAGAATATGATGAATTCTTTGGATAATTAAACGAGGAGTCCTTCGGGACTCCTTCTTATAGGAGAAAATATGAAGTTAAGTAAGAATTTTAGTTTAGCAGAATTCACCAAATCACAGACTGCTGAACGTAAAGGTATCGATAATACTCCACAGGGAGATCATATGGATGCAGCAGTCGCTCTTTTCGAAAATGTTGTACAACCTGTACGAGATCACTTTGGTCCTACTGTGCTTAATAGTGGTTATCGCTCCCCTGAGCTTAATGCTGCTGTCGGTGGATCTGCTACGAGTCAGCACTGCAAAGGTGAAGCAGCTGATATCGAAGTACCAGGAGTTCCAAACGCGGATCTCGCAGAGTGGATCCGGGATAATCTCGATTTCGATCAACTCATTCTTGAGTTCTATACTCCAGGTATCCCTGATTCTGGTTGGGTGCATGTTAGCTATAAAGCTGATG